GGAAGCTGTCATAGCTTGCTGTCTTCTTGATGACTCACCGGCTAACTACAATTCTGTTACAGAATTAGTAAGTGCCGATGACTTCTACATCCATAGGAACCAATGTATCTTTGGTGCCCTAGGTAAGCTAGCTGATGCTAGCCTGCCGGTGGATGAGATACATCTGTCCGAACAACTAACCCGTGACGATAACCTTGATGCCGTAGGTGGAGTAGCTTCCATCTACAGTATCATGGATCGGGTCGAGACTTCCATGCAGATGCATCACTATGCAAAGATAGTTAAGGAGAAGTCCAACCTACGTAAGATGAACCGGGCATACCGGGTAGCAACCGAAAGCATAATGACTCAGTCGGATTCGGCTGAGAACATTAAGCACACTGTTGACTCAGAGGTTAACCGGATTCACTTCACCCAAGAGAAGCCCAATGATTTAAGCTCAACGGCTGAGGAGATTAAGGACGAGTTCCGAAAGATGCTAGCCGGAGAGTTTGTCACGGATGCATTGCCTACTCACATCGGTAAACTCGATCAGCAGTTAGGCAACCGGGGCATAGCACCGGGCGAGGTGATCACCCTTGCGGCACCGACATCATGCGGTAAGTCAGCCTTAGCTCTTAACATAGCCCTTAAGTCAGTCACTCACAACAATGCACCGTGTGCTGTATTCTCCTTGGAGATGCCACAGAAGCAGTTGTTTAAACGAATGGCTCAGACTCTAGCCGGGGTGAACATCAAGCAGATAAGTGATGGTGTTATCTCCGACGAGAACATGAAGAAGGTTGATGAAGCAATCGATCAGCTTCACTCCGTTCCGCTATACACCAGTCACAACGTCAAGTCAGCAGAGGATCTGGCATCTCAACTACGTAAGCTAGTGGACAAGCAAGGTGTAAAGCTAGCCGTGATTGATTACCTTCAACTCATCCCGTTTAATTCCGGGAAGGTTGGCAAGGCGGAAGGCATTGCAAACATCTCTCATAAGATTAAGCAACTCGCCCTTGAGTTAAACATCGGTATCCTACTGTTGGCACAAGTCAATCGTGAGGGTGCCAAGCGAGAGGGAGGCTTGGACATCTATGATCTAAAGGACTCCGGAGATATTGAGAATGATGCGGACGTTGTCCTTCTCATGTATCCGCAACAGGGTAACTTCGAGGACTCAAAGATGACTGACTCGAACGGACCATACACTAACCTTGAGTATAAGATAGCTAAGAATCGTGAAGGCGAACGAGGCACCATCGGATACTTTAAATTCTACCACATAACAGGAAGATTCTACTAATGAATAATAAATATAAAATACTAGAAGCAGTAAGCACTTCATGCGAGGTGCCCGTAAAAATAATATCAGGTTCACGTCGAACAAAGAAGGCATCCTATGCCCGGGACATCTGTTCGTTCCTCATGCACAAGTGCGGATACTCACACGAAAACATCAGCCGGATACTCAACCGGGAAAGAACATCGGTAACTCATGGTATCAAACGTGTAAGCAAACGGATCCAAGAGGACAGTAATCGTGGACGATTCATGAGGGTTCACATCCGGGATATACTTGACAACTCTCTCAAGATGAACTATATAAGTATAGATGAATGATACTAATATAGAACGACTTCAGGTCCGGATTGATTTGATCCGGGCAGAATCACGGATGGTTTCCTATCAGATAGAGAGACTCGAGGAACGGAGGCACGAGCTACAGCAGGAGAAAGCCCACATCAAGTCGGCTCTTACCAAAGAATCTAAGTGATATAATCTATACCGGAGTAAGTGTTAGCAGTGATGCCCACAAGGTCTGCTCTTAGACCTAGTTAAATCTCCAGTGTGTGGTAAGCCTCACCCTTGTTAATTCAGGGGTGAGGCTTTTTGCTACCTGAAGACTCGAGGATCCATCAAGGGAGTAAACTCTTGGGGGTCATTGAAATCTGTCGGATCAGATCGCGGAACATACGGTCTCTCTTGACCCGGGAGTATTAACTCATCCTTGCCTTCCGTGAACATCTTCCTCTGCCTTATCTCGCGGATTTGATCTTGCCCTGCATCGGAGTATCTCCAATACCATAGCTCGTCCCCGGGCAATAACAGCTTCAACCCTTCGGCAACAATATCGTCTGACCTTACGATCCGTTCAATGTTTTCCAATAAACTTCCACCAGCCGGAGCGAAATACTGCAATCCGCCCTTGATGATGCCCACCTTCTTCATGTTCTCGACAGTAAATTTATTCATAATCCCGGTTGCAAGCAGGAGATTCTCCATGATTAAGTCGTCCATGTATATCGGCTTACCGGCAAAGAATAATTTAATCATGTCAACGGGTATGCCGCACATCATCATGAATCCAGCTATCTGAATCATGTTTCTTACTCCTCTAATCCGGTCAGGCAAATTGCCCCTCTTGCCTGAAACCTGCTCGGGGATAATCATTTCCAATGTCTGAGATCTAATGAAAGAAAAGTGCTTGACAGTAAATGACATCAAGTTAAATCCTATCCGAAGATTCGGGAACCTACCGTATAGCTCCGGCATCTCAAATCTACCTATCGGTTGTTGATCAGACAGCTTGTTGTATAGAGCCTCAAGGACAAAGTCATTTTTTACACCTGCCTTTAGTGCGGCAATAGTAAATATATATTGATCCCCTTGGATAAACTTAAGTTGACTGACGAGTTTCTTGTATTTATTGGAAGTCTTGGGAGCCTTTGCTTGGCTTTGCATTTGATACCAAGCGGCATTGATGGTGCTTGACTTCATCTTGCGGTCAAACCTAGAGAATCCTGTTAACTTCGTCTGAGCATTGAACAACTTTGACAGCTTTGCATCATTCAAGTTAGAGATTTCTTCGCTGATTACTTTACCTGCCTTTCCTATTTCTTCTAAGGCTATCTCTGGTTTAAGAAAACCCTTGGCGGTATTCGTAAGTCCGAAGCGATACAAGTTAAGTGCTTGGTCCTTGAACTGAACCAACGTCGAACCGAAGTTAGTAAGGAATGCATTGTATGTTAGTCCACGTAGTATCTGGAATGGCTTTATCTCTGAACCGTGACTTCCGAAAACGGAGTCAACCGTGCTCATTAATTGTTTGAGATCATCCTCACTTAGTTGACCGTTCTTCCGAAGATCGTTTATTAAGTATCCGAGTTCTCCGGGACGTTTGACACCGTCTTCCTCCTTTGTCCCAAGAAGCCTTCTAGTTTCTACGGCATTAGTTGTTTCCATCAGATACTTTGCAAACGAATCAATGGGATCGTCATACATATCAAGCATATCATCAGGGATTAAATCAATCGCTCGTGGTTTAAGGTTTCCGGGAACCCTTACTCCAGCCGGCAATGAATTAAAATTCCTGCGAACGTAGTTCTCTAGGGCTATGGCTTCGTCAGCTTCCGTCAATGGATCCTTGCCCTTTGATACACGGTCACGATTAACTATAGCAATTATTTCATCCGCCTGATTCTTTGTTAAGCCAAGTTTTTTCCTCAGCTTCTTCATGCTCTTTATACTACGTGGGAAAAATCCCCCAAGATAATCAGATTCATAACCAACTGATTGCTGTTGATCATACTTCTTGTCCATCAGTCCCCTGAACTTATTATGATACCAATCATACAGACCGTGCTTTCTTAACAGCTTGTCACGTTTGGCAATAAGCTCTGCACGTTTCTTTGGATCAAGGCTACCCTTACGGTTTTTTTGAAAACGTATTCTTACCTTCGCATCCCGGTTAAACCTTTGGTAAACCCTAGGGTTATCTGGGTTAACTTCTATGGCATTACGTGCCAATACAAGTCCACCAATCTGTATAACTTCGTCAGCAGATATGACGGGCTTGCCGGTTTCTTTGCTGTAGAAGTAAGATGCACGTTCCGGATTCATTCCAACCTGTGTCCATTCTCCGCCGGCTAGATATTGTTCGGCTTCCTGCTTTATGTTCTTCAGATTATCGTTAACAAAACTACCATGCATCCGTGCAATGGTTGCCTTCTGTCCACCGGCGGCTATGCTCATTGCGGCATCAGGTTGACTAAAGAATTTAACGTCACGTATTCTGGCAAACTGTCCGTAAGCCAATACATTTCCATTCTCTGTTTCACCGTTGTGAAGCGAAACAATATACTTTGCATACCGCCTGTATGATGGAATGTCTAGTCTTAAACTAACACGAACACCATCCTCAATCTGTGTGTTAACACCAAGTATAGGATTAGGAAGACCGGTTCTGGTTTTGTTATCATCAAGTGAATAGGCTATCTCCTTCTGTGTTACAACGTCAGGGACGGTTGCAAACTCACTCATGGGAAGTTTGATGTCAGGGTGACCGGGAATAAGCCCGGCTAGTTGACGATAGCGAATACGTTTTTCTAGTATTCTTTTTTGCAGTGATTGATTGTTGGGGTTCTTCAGTAGTTCTTTTTCTAATTCCCTTAACTGCATGGCTTCGGGTTTAAGAACGTAGTCCCTTGATCTTTTGACACGAACTTCCCCTGTCTCCGGATCATAGGTCCGGAACTTGTCTCGATCATCTTGACCGATGTTGAGTATTTCGTCTGGACTTTCGTCGGTATAAGTTACACCCTCTACCGGCTCCCGGTAGTTCAGTTGCCTCTTAACAATTATGCCCGAAGGCTCAATGACATCAGGTGCTTTATCGATTCCCGTTGCCTGACTTTGGAGGTAGGAGAAGTAGGCTTGGGTATCGACACCGGCTTGGTCATACCAAGCTCCGTCAAGACTTCTAGAGTCGGTTTGTCTTTTGATGATTTTTCCATTTTTATCCTTTAATATAAATCTATGTTCTGGTTCGTAGTTAGATTGCTTGGGATCGTTTTGTTTTGAGATCTCTTTTTGAATCGTATCTATCTCGTCAAATGTATAGGTGTTGCCATCGGAGTCAACAAATTCGTATCTGAATGATTGATTATTTTCTTTTATAAAAGAAAAGTTAAAGTTGTAGTCTCCATACTTGCCGTTCCTGATTCCGGCTTTATAGATTTTGCCGAAGTCTTTACGTTGTAATATAGCATCAATGGACCCGTGACTTACCTCTTGACCAGATCGTGCCACCCAAGTTTCCCAGTGAAAGCGACCAACATCTCCTGAATCGGTCACACCAATTTGCTTGTATGCTTCTTGAATCTGTGTCCGAGTTTGTCTAACGGCTATCTCATTAAGCACCAGACCTGACAGATCCAGAGTAATTCCTGCAAAGCCTGCCTTCTTTGTGTTTCCGTATTTAAAATCAGAACCATCATAGAGGGTTGCCTTCCGGGGATTAAGATTATATTTCTTTATGATGGAGTCCCGGTCAAAGAACTGATCAGTCCGAACACGATCAATGACGTATAGGTCCTGATGACCGGTAGTCAACAAGACGAAGTCAAAGATCTTATTATTGAAATACATTTTGTTAGCAACACCGTGCCACTTCTTTCTTAGCTCGAGTGTTGGTGTGTCCTTATCGGTAAGCAATGAATGCAATACTTCGATCTTGGTCATTCCATCAAACTCTCCGCCACTAATGGTGTCGTTAATCTTGGTTAAGAAGTTTCGTCCAAATGAATTTAGATTTGAAACGGCTCCCGTCCCTGCACCCGTCCCGGGCAACAAGGTTTGTTTTGCCCAAGCCAAATATGTATCAAGGTCAAACCTACCCTCAATAGCTAACTGAATCCATTGATCGATACCGGCATCAATGGCACGTAAGAATCCGGCTTCTTGGGGGTAAGGGCTTATGCCAACTGACAACTCGTTCCAAAGAAAATACAAGGCAGTATCAACCTGATCCATCTTGCCCGTCTCATAGAGCTTACGTATTTTTTTCCCGTAATTTAATCCTTCAGTTGCTAGATCTCGTTGCTCTTGAGAAACAATACTTAACTCCTTGAGAACACCTTCAACCGTGGTTAGCTCGCTAAGTCCCTCGGGGAACATTGGAATAACCACACTGCCATCATCACGTTTGAACCTAGTCCCAGTCATTCTGGACATTAATCCTACCCATTGTTCCCTGTCCGTTAGTGCATTGGGATAAGATTGAATTAACAGACGGAGCTTTTCCATTGTCTTGTTAATATTCTTAGCACCCGGCTTTAACTCTGACACAAGTATTTCTTTACTAGGAACATTTACTTCAGCCGGAATTGCCAGCCTGTCATCTATTTGACTCCTTGTGTCAATGTCTCCCTCTGTTGCATCAGCTTCTCGCTGATTAAAATCAATGTCTGTTTCGCCCTTGGCAACTTTGCCGGCTACATTAACAAACATCTCCATGACATTGTTTGCATTGGCATCCGCCAAAAACATTTGTTTGCCGACCATAACTCTTGCAAATCCGTTAATGATCTTCTTAACCTGAGTCAACAAACCTGCTTGCTTTTGGTTAAGGGAATTTTGATTAAACCCTGAATCCACTAAGGTTGCACCAAACTCAGCCAAGTATTCGGAGTAACGAATATCCCCGTCATACTGATCAGAAAATCTTTTAAGTTTGTCAGCTAATAAATCAAATCCGGAATCACGTAGCTGTTTGTCTATTGCCACCTGTAATTCCTTGAGCCTCTTCGGGTCGTTCCTAAATGCTTGATTAAGAATTAACTCCCAAGTTTCATGAGCTACAGTTCTGGAGTTAGCTGTAGCATCATTGATGATAATTGCTACAGGCTTTTTCCCAATAAAGACAGCTTGACCGTTGTCCATGTCGCTAAAGCTATTGGCAATCTGTGTTGCACGATTAAGACCAACCTTGCCCTTGAGAGTCTGGACAATGTTTGCCCGTGTCTCTGCCAATGTTCCGCCTACAATAATGTCCACGTTAGGAAATACCGTGCGAACAAACTTAAAAGTATTTTTAGCTACCTCGGACAGTTGATCTAAGTAATTGTCCGGCTTGGATTCTTCAACGATACGTTGAGAAGCATTTATTTTAACTGACGATTTGCCATTCTTTAATGCCTGCTTAGCCGCCAGTTTAGTTTTAGATACAAGGTCACGGCTTAGTTCCATTACGTCCTTCTTGCTTATGCCAAGTGTATTGGTAAGCCAATCCAAGTAGTCCCCTTTACGTTTTGATTTACCGTCAGGTCTTACAATATAAAGTGCCCTGTCTACATCACTCTCAAAGTCAGCAGACACACGTCCAATATTGACCCTTGGTTTGCCCAATGACTTGGGTAGCTTTGCCCCTTTTATTCCTTGAACCGGGACAGGCTTAATCTCTGGATTGTGATTTTCTTGGGGCAACCTTGTTCCCGGATTTATAACATTTCCAAATTCATCCAAGATGGTTGACTCCTCGAGTATAGATTCGTCCGGCTGTTGGTTAACGTTATTAAATATAGGAATACCATTTACATATTCAATACCGGGCTGTCCGGTGGGCGGAACTTCAGAAGGGTCGATGCCTTCCGCTTCCGCTTGAGCCAATCTTTCACGTTCACGTTCTTGAGCTTGCTCTAAGATTCTTTGACCCTCCTCTTGTGAGTCGTTGTTTGCATCTCCGTTGTCCAATAAAAGTAATTGCTTTAAACGTCTGTAGTCGGCTTGGTCCCTTGGATTTCTTGACTTACGTAATTTTTCAAGAGTCTCAAACCCATCTTTGACTTCATTAAAGTCCTGAAGAAGTTGAGTGGATAGCCTTCGTTCGTAGTTTCTGAATATACCCTTGAATCTTCCATCTATTCTGCTGACTGATTCGCTGAGGGGAGACATCACTTTTCCCAACAGTCTTCCAACGAAGGTTCTTCCTGTGCTAAGGTTTCTATCCGCCTCTATTTCTTCGGCAACTTCCGGCTCTAGCTTAGAAATTTCTCCATTAACTGCGGCAAGCTGTGCCTCGACTTGTCTTTGCTTTTCCCTGATTACCCTACCTTGAACTTTTGTTTCTGCTCGTATTTCTTCGACAGGCAATCCTTCGTTTTCTTCTTGAAGTTTAAAAGGAAGATCAGCTAGTTCATCCTCTAGGGCTAGGGCTTTTGCCTCTAGCTTTTCTTTTTTATCTTCTAGTGCAATGAACTTCTTTCCTGATTTAAATCCTTCGAGTTGTTTTCTTCTAGCTTGTCTTTGTTTTTCAAGTGCTTTGCCCTCATCAATATCCTCGTCAGCATCTTGATCCCCCTGTGTTTCATCAGCTTCAATTTCTTCAATGATGCTTAGATCGTTGGCTTGTTTATACTTAATATAATTGTTGCCCTCGACACTAACATAAGCCGCCGCAACAGGATCCATTGTGGCATTAGCCTCTAGCTCTAATTGTGCTAATCCCTCTTCTCCGTATAGGTCAATTTTTTGACGGACAATTTTAGCGATGCCCTCAGAAGTATCGATGTCCATTCCTTCTGGTCCAACAACAGGAACATAGTCTTCCCCGGGGACAAAAGTTTCTTGATCCGCACGAGGTGGAACAACTGTTTCAAACTCAACGGGTTGATCAGAAAGAACCTTTCCTTCCTTTTCTAATGCTTCATTTAATAATCCTTGAGCTTCTTCTTTGTTTTCAGAATAAATAAAGACCTCTTCTTGGATCCCCTCCTGTGTTGTGTAAGTTGCCTTTATTCTCGGTGCGGTAATAATTTCTTGTGCCCGTTCCGGAGACAAGCCACCTACGGTTAGTTCTTCGTTAACAAGTTTATTATTAAATTTTTCAATAATATTAATGGCGGTATCCGTGCCCGTGCGAGTACCACCTCCTACGAAACCTCCAAGAATATAGTTTTGAATGTAATCGCTTACATTCTTGTAAGAAAATAAATCTCTTTCTCTGTCATAAAAGAATTTAGCAAAGGCTTCCATTTGAAAGGCTTCCTCTGCTTCTTGAAATCCTTCTGCATTAAAACCAATTATAAAAGCCTTTATTCCATCGGCAATTATTCTTCCACTTAGTTGAGTTTTTCCGTCAATAAACTTTTGAAAACTCCTTGCCCCAATGGCACCAAGTGTAATACGTTGAACAAGATACCCCGTGACACCGCCTATGAGTGCCGCCGGTCTGACCGAATCCCTTTCTTCTTCTGTGAACTCAGAAAACTTTTTTCCTAAAGTTTCTTCCGCAGTTCTTGTTGCCCTTGAATAATAGCTTATGGGGTAGGATTTGCCCATAGTAAATAACTGAGGAACAATGCTTCCGAGTGCATTAGTAAACATACCGACTCCTGACTCTTGCCATTCTTCGCTTACACCAAAGGTGTCTTGCATCACATCTACTTCCTCACGTAAATCCTCCGCCATTTGCATTTGCCTCAGTCTAACTGCGGCGGCTTTATTTTCGTCCCATTCCGCTTGTTCATCTAGAACAGATTGAGGTGGCATTGGCACGTAGCTACCCATGCCCGACATTCCCATTGTCCGTGGACCATTTGCCATCCGCCACATTGCTAGAGGAGAATCAGCTAGTTTGTATTCGCCAATAATCTGTGATACACCAGCCGCAGTTTCAACACCTTCTTGGGCGGCTCCGGCTCCAAAACTGCGGACAGGATCCGACAACTTTGCCCCTTCATCAGGCAAGACAAAGTCTTTAGCATCCTCAAGGGTTTGTATTACACCTTGCTCCTTGATTCTTTCAATTCCACCGCGAAGTGCCCCGGTAAAAGTTTCCTCCTCTTCACTGACTTCAGTGGTTACTCCCTCAGTGGCTTGAGTATTTAATTCTACTTGCTCCTCAACTTGATCTTCAGCTTGCTGTTTGCCAAACTGTTGTTTAGCGAAATAAAGAATAGACTCTTCGGTGGCACCCTCCGGGTGTTGTATCTTTATAGTTCCACCGTCAGGAGTGTTAACAGTTGTTGTAATCATTAAGCTATATTTTTAATCTGTCGCTACTGAGAACCCACTTGTGTCTATCAATGATTCAGTTGGCTCAAGGGTGGGTATTTCTTCTATGTTTGGTCTATACTTAATAACTCCCCCCGACTGAATGCCGGGAACCACTGAGTTTATTTCGGGAATTAATCCAAACGGACCCGATCCGGGTTTACCAAAAAATGTTTGATACATAACATGATCCTGCGGCAAGTCTTTAATATTAACAAGAGTTTTTCCGACACCGGGATTTGTATCATGCAGTATTTGGTTACCTTCAATTTCGTTCCCTAACGTTAGTGCAAGTGCTCCCAACCTATCAGTGGCAACCGGATCAAAGTATTCTTCTCGTTGAGCAAGATTCAATTTGGTAGCATTTGACCGAGACTTCTGTGCTAGAGCTTGCATTGATAAAATATTTTCAGTTAGCTTATCAATTCCGCTAATCTTAACATAGTCGTTGGCAGATTTTCTGGCTATATCTTCATCATAAAATCCTTCCGAATCTTCAAATTCTATTCCTAAGCTTCTAGCCAAATTAGGTTCTTGTTTTATAAAACCCATCGTATAGTCAACCCCGAGTTTTATTTTCTTGTCGTCCTCTTTCTTTTTGGCAAACTTCTTAATGCCGTCAGTTAAACCTGCGGCTAGGTTTTGCATACCTTGTGCTTCAATCTCAGCCGCTTTAGCAAAGCCACTGTAGTCCGCCATCATCAGGCGAGGGTCAACGTTTGTTCCTGTTTGAAATGCCATAATTATTTAATCTTTGTATCCATCCACTTGCGGATGATTGCTTTGAGGCGAGGTTTGTCAGAGATGAACTTAGCGAATCGTTCTCCGTATTTGATGTATAGTTTAAGGAACCAAGATGGAGAATCATCTGTTACCCATGACCGGAATTGTTTCCACTTAGGATTAGTAGGTCCGTAGACTTCACGTGCTACCCAGCACATTAAACCGATAGCCGCACCACCAAGAGATCCAAGCATCGAGCTACGACCTGCACTACGAGAGGCATCAGCCTGAGCTTGTGCCCCAAGCAGATTCATGTTGTCTGATCTCTGTGACATAGCCATATTGATACCAACGTTTGGATCAAACAACTGAGGTCCCATAGGACCTGCCGCACCTGCGGTTGCTTGCTGTAGCATTTGACCACCTAGACCAATGGCACCGGAAGAACGACCCAATATGGTCGAACCTATATCTCCTGCTATTCCCCGTGATTGAGCAAAGGCTCCCTGTCCTAGACCTGCCGCAAACTTCTCACGACCCTGTTGGTATTGCTCACGTCCAAGGGCGGCTTCAAGAGCCGAACGACCTTGCTGTGCAAAGGCTGTGCCCCCAAGATTTCCTAATACTGATTGATCAACCTGACGTTGAGCCTCAAAGCCCATTGGTCCCGAAGCTCTTTCAAATGCTGACTCAGCTTGTTCTGCCGCTAAGTCCGCCAACCTCGTTGAATAAGGGTCGGCATCACGGTAAGCATCAACTACTTGAGGTGCGAACTCCTGCAATGCTGACACATCATCAGCACGTTGTAAGCCTAATTGCTCACGTTGCAATGCACCTGCCCGGGTTGACTGCTCTTCGAGTAAATCAAAGAGTCCACCTTGGCTAGGCATATCCTCAAGCTGTTTCATCTCAGCCATGACAGAAGCAATCTGAGATTCACGGTTCCCTCCTAGGGAATCAGCTATCTGTTTTACTTCTGCATCGTAGTCAGCTTTTTCTTGCTTGTAGTTTCTGTTTGTATATGTCCGGTAGCCAGACTTTCTGCGAAAATTTCTACCAGTGCCTCCTTTTACATACCTCTGATACGTTCTTTGAGGCTCTCCGCCTGCCGCCGCACGGGCAATTTTCATTGCCTCTTCGTTATTAACACCACCCTCGCCGGCTTGTAACCCTGCTAGCTTGGCTTCTAATCTCTTGTATTCAGCACTGCCTTTACCGCCTTCTAGTCCTCTGGCAAACGTGTTAATGTCCGCTAACTCAAGTGCGGCATACTGCGGACGGAACTGTCTTTCAGCAGAGATCAATCGATCCTGCAATCGAGGATCTGTTACACCATCAAAGTCACTTCGGAACCTAGTCCCGAAAAGATATTCCCCCATCGCCTTACCCGGATCGATGGGTGGTGGTTGTTTAATTGTTGTTCCGCCTCCGCCTTTGCCTCCCATAATATTTATTGGTTAATTATTTTTTTAAAAAGTTTGTTACTGTAAAGTATTCGTTTTGGAAATCCGCTTCTGTATCGTAGCCCTATTTTATTCTTAGTAAGAACTTCCGGACATTTATTAATAAAATCTTTTGTTAACTCCTTAAAGGAGTTCTTGCCGTCAGCAAAAACAAAAGCCATGAATATGCTATCCCCGTCTTCCTTGTCAGGTTCCCAGTTATTAACAAAATTCCATCCGTCACTCCTGTCGCAATGATACCACATAAGTATTGATCTGATAGTGTTGTCTTCATTCTTGTGAACTATTAAAGTTTTCTTTGCCCAGTGGTATGCGACCATGAGACGTATAAGACTTTCGTCCCAGCCATCGAATACTTTTCCGTTCTCATGTTTAATACAAAATTTAACTGCTTCATCTATGTGATCAAGGGCTTCTTTCTGTTCACCACTTTGCAGTGCTAGCTGAACTGATTGAAGGAGGGGGTTCATTATCCAAATACAGCAAACGATACGTCTTGAGGATTATAAGGACCAGCACTTTTTTGTGCGACTATTATCTTAAATTGAGTCGAGCTTATACTATAAGCATCTATACTATTCCCATATGCAATGGAAATGTTGTGACCGGCACTAGCAACTACAGAGTAATTTGCTCCCGGTGAATCTGTCATAGTAACCGTATAAGTACCTG